GTGGGAGGGCGGGGCCTGTCTAGCTGACGAAATTTTTACACATTTCCATTATAAGTGTTTCCTAATATTAGAAAACTCTTATGCTCTGACGCGAGACCCGATAACCCCTAGGCTGCCTGTCCCAATAGGCCCCTGCACCTCCACAGCTCTCCTTGCAGACCGCCGCGCCTCCGCGGAAGGCCGCTGCAGGGCTTGCAGGGACTCCGACCCTATAGATTCTACTTATACCCAATATAAGCAAATTCTATTAGACTTAGGCCCCGGCTTATAGTACAATTATGCTTATATACACCTTCAGTTTATTCCCTCCACCACTACCACTCTAGCGGGACACGGGACACTTTAATTATGGCCTACCAAAAGAAAACTGACCCAAAGAGTGTTCTTCCAGGCAAGGCTTCCATAAGTCAAGCGACAAACCAAGCGCACACCGCGGAATCTGAGTTCATGGAGAAGGTGGCAATATCCGATGCATCCTCGAAAAAGGCCGCCCCCGCGGAGACCAAGGCTGCCGTAGGGCTGTCAAATACACCCGCTCTCGACGAGGCTATCAAGGATTGCCTCAATCGCTATGCTGACCCGACTCGTGACTGGTCTGTGAACAAAATTCTCAGATCACTCCAGCAACCTCCACACAATCTTTCCCCAGGCGAACTTTCTACCCTCCTCACGCGGAGAATTCAGGCCATCTCCACACAAATAGCAACGTCGAGAGGCTAATGGCTAATGGCATCGATGCGAATAGACCCGGCGCGGCAGACCTTGAAGGGATACCACCAAAGCTTTATAAGCTGGCTTTGGGTGCATCGGCAGGCGCGCTCACTATGGTCCTGGTTGTCATGGGGGGTATTGTTTGGAAGCTCAATAGCGATTGTCCTGCTGTTCAGCGGGATGTTCGCGATGCCCTCAAACACATCGAAGAACACTCCAGCGCTATTGACCAGTTGCAGCGAGCAATATCACCAGTCACCGCGGAAGAGTGGCGAGACTTCGGAAATCGACTTATTCGCCTGGAAGAATATCGCAGTTCAGATGATGCATCGGTAAAACAGTTGATGATAGACATGAAATCGCTGCACCCATGGAAAATTGGCCCATGAATGACATTGCAACACTAAACCAGAAGTTAACCATTGCAGAAAAGGCCAAGATCTTCACACAGGCTGAAATGGCTAACCCTGAGAAGACCATAGAGATTTTGGTTAATGCAGGTATCATAGAGCCAAAAGTCTGGTATCAGTCGATTGGCACAAGCAGTTCTGCTGGTGGAATGGTTGGTTCTGCGGCTGTGCTTATCGTCGGAATCGCCAAGGCATTTGGTTGGGAAATTGACATTGGAGCCACGGCTGTAATGATTGGAGCGGCGGTTGCCCTGGCTGGCTATACTTTATCGTGGTGGGGGCGCGTTGGAGCAGTGCAGCCGATTAGTCGCACGCAGGTAACGCCTGGGATCACGCTCCATGGAAGGAATATCCAATATGAGCCTAATGCACACAAGTGATAGTTGTCCGTTTACTTATCTTCCTGGTACTGAGCCGCCAGAGCCTGAGCACCCAATAGTCGGAATTTGTGTTCATTGTGGCCAGAATGCCTACACAATCGACTCGAAAGAAAGATTGGCATGCTGGGAATGTGCTTACAGCGATGCGAATTAAATAATTAAATCTTGTAAATCTTGAGTATTAGCCAATGGGCATTAGCAGCAACGGGCTTTATCCAACGTTCCCCAACCTGGAACTTGATCTGTGCATGGAGTTAGAAAGCCTTGCTACGCTTGGCCTAACCCGAGACGAAATCCTCTCTGGTTATGGCCTTGAGTGGGAGCAGCTCATGAACGAAGAGCAACGCTATTTCACCCAACAGTTCAATAAGGGCAAACTCCGCGGATTGGCCACCGTGGCGAAGCATCTGATCAAGCATTCTGGAAATCCGAACGGAATAGCAGCCACTATGGCCTATCTACGCAGATTCGCCACCAACTATGAGGCATCCACAGACGCGGATCCATCCGCTCCTGGCAAAGAGAACTTCTCTTTCTTCTTTGGGACTGCGCCAGAGCTACCTGCTCCAGCCAAAATCCACACAGAACCCAAAGCAGATCCAAAAGCAGCAACCGACAAACCACACCAATTCAAGCCATCTGTCATCAAGAAGTAGATCGCTCAACAATGAACCTGAAGGACCTCATATTTGAGCTTTCACAGGCCAGAACCAAGGCCGCGGAGAGTCCAACACTTCAAGATATTCTATCATACACTCAAGACCATTCCCAATCTGAATCATCATCTAACCACCCATACTCCGATTCTTACCTGCCCAAGTTTCTTGACACCAAACTAACGCTTCCTTACTCTTCCAATCCAGATGCCTTCGTCCGAGCTGGTGACCTAGTCCCATTCATCAACCTTCTCCCCCAAGATCAAGCACCTTGGGAGCAACTAGCCAAAGTCCACCAGTCCTCGCGGAATACCATCGCGGAGAAAGTATCTGCGCCTGGGGAGTACATCGGTGCAGCCCTCTCTTTCTTTCCGACTGGTAACCCACTATCAGCGCTTGGCCTGGCTCCAAAAACACCAAAGAGTCCATCTTCAATCAAGAAAGATATCTTCGCGTCAGAGGGTATTGCTGATTATGATGCTAAATTCAAAGCAGCATTGGAAGAAGCTAAGAATATGTGGCTTTCTGGTAATTATACCAATAATGAAATACGCCTAAAGACTGGCTGGGATTGGGACAAACATGCCGGTAGTTTTGGCGGCTTCAATATTGAGTTGCCTGATCCAACTGTAAATGAGATGTTCTCAAAATCTGCTCAGCAGGCATTTAAGAATGCTGATCCATTCACGCCATTTTCAGTAAATGCCAAGCACCCATCAATTTACAACCCATCACTTCCTGATGCTGAAAATCAAAAAGCAGCAATATCAGCACTTTCTGATGTTCAAATTGAAAAAACCGATCTAAGTGAATATGGAGGATTACTTAAATCGCCAAGAGAAGGTGGTAGTTATTTCGGTGGTTCAGATCAAATTGAAGGTCATGGCCCATCAATAGAGGCTTTGCATTCAACAATCCTTCATGAGATGCAGCATCACACTGCCAATAAGACAGGCGGTCCTCGTGGATCGAATGATGAGTATATTGCACGTCATTTGCCCACTATTGTTGGTGATTTCCAAACTCAAGCACACAGAAATCTTACGAAAGTTTCTGAACAACTCAAAGCCAATTCAATCGCAAAAGATGAATCATTGGCCAAAATTCAAGCTTTAGAAAGTACTAAAGGCATTAAGTGGACTGTTCCTGAATGGAAACAGCATGCTGCCCTTCTGATAGAAAGAGGCAAATTGCTTGATGAGGAAAATCGACTTAAAGAAAAGGAAACACTATTCACTAATGTTATCATAGATCCTGAATTGGCTGCTTGGGCTGCTTATAGGTTTAACCGTGGTGAAGTTCAAGCAAGAAATGTTCAAAATAGAAGGAATTTGACTCCAGAAGAAAGAGCCAAAATACCTCCATCTGAAACAGAAACATTTCACAATCCAGAAGATCAATCTAAGTTTGAACGAGATGATTTCGAGCAATGGGATTGGGCTAAATATGGCATTGATCCCAATAATCGCACAGTAAAATTGCCAGCCAGAGATATAGCAAAGCCAGCATACGACAAAAGAAAGTCTCCATTTGGCTATCAGCCCAGAAAGGGCCCATTCGAGCAATAAGTAAGTGGAAGGTCGAGTTATACATTATACTCCTGAGCCAACACCAGCGCGCTTCCACGCGGATAATCATTCGTTTGTGCGTGCGCTGATGGGCCCAATTGGCTCTGGTAAATCCGTAGCCTGTTGCGCGGAGATAATGCGTCTTGCTCTGCTCCAAGAGCCATATAATGGTGTTCGCAGATCGAGGTGGGCCGTCATTCGGAACACTTATCGGGAACTCGTCGATACGACGATGAATACCTTCTTTGATTGGTTTCCAAAGGAAATGGGTGAATTCCGTCAAATGGATATGAAGTGGACTTTTATCCGAAATCTTCCAGATAAAACAAAAATCGAGTTGGAGGTTCTATTCCGCGCACTAGATCGCCCAGATGATATCAAAAAGTTGCTTTCCCTTGAGTTGACAGGGGGCTGGATCAATGAGTGTCGAGAGATCCCAAAGCAAGTTCTTGATATGCTCCAGGGTCGCGTTGGACGCTATCCATCTTCACGTGAGGGTGGGCCAACTTGGTTTGGCATTATTGCTGACACAAACCCTCCTGATTCAGACCACTGGTGGTACAAACTCTTTGAAGAAATGCGTCCAGATGGATTTGCTATCTATAGGCAGCCATCAGGCCTTTCCGAGAAAGCTGAGAATATTCCGCATCTACCTCCCAACTATTATGGTAACATGATCAAAGGGAAGGATCAGGAGTGGGTTAATGTCTATGTCCATGGCAATTATGGATTTATTGCAGATGGAAAGCCAATTTTCCCAGAATACAAAGACGACTTTCACGTTGCTACGGAAGAACTCGAAAAGTTTGGTGGTACGATTTATGTTGGCCTCGACTTCGGACTCACTCCAGCAGCAGTGTTCGGACAAGTTCTTCCTTCCGGCCAAGTACAAATCATTGATGAACTTGTAACTGAAGATATGGGAGCTGTTAACTTTGGAAAGCTATTACAGCAAAAGATTGAGACTGAGTATTGTGGTTGTGAAGTTGAGATTTACGGAGATCCTGCTGGCGAGCAGCGTGCTCAAACTGATGAGCAGACTCCGTTCCAGATTCTTTGGAATCTCGGTATAAATGCGTGGCCGACTTACACGAATGATTTCACAATTCGTCGTGAGGTAGTAGCAGAATATCTGGGCAGATTGACCCCTTTGACTTCCAAACCGGCACTTGTCTTGTGCCCGGCAAAGGCAAAAATGCTTCGCAAAGCACTTGCTGGTGGTTATAAGTATCGTCGTCTCCAAGTTTCTGGTCAAGATCGCTATCAGGACAAGCCAGACAAAGGCAGATATTCACACGTTGCTGACGCACTTCAGTATATGATGCTCGGCGCAGTTGGCAGCAATCGAGTTGTCGGTGGTGTTTCAAATCAGAAACTCGATTATGACTACCTCAACAGAATTATTGTATAATGGCTAGAAAATCAAAAGCGACGTTTGACGATGATCTTCTTGATCTCATTACTCAGGAGTTGAGTGATGCGGAGCAGAATCTTGATCATGAGACGCCTCTGAATTACTACCTAGGCAACCCCCGCGGAGATGAAGTCACCGGGCGCAGTCAGGTCATTTCGACCGATGTTGCTGATGCGGTAGAATGGATTATGCCGCAGATAATGAAATCGTTTACTCAGAATAACGAAATCGTGATTTTTGATCCAATCAATCCCGAAGATGAGTTTCAGGCTGAATTAGAGTCGCAATACGTTTATGAAGTTCTGATGAAGGAGAATGATGGATTCATCATTCTTCATCAATTTGTTAAGGATTCACTTCTTAATAATAATGGATTCATCAAAGTTTGGTACGAAGATAATACGACTGTTAAGAAGGTAAAATACACCGGGCTTAGCAAGCAGCAATTACAAGCTGCATTGATGAACCCAAACGCAGAGCTTCTTGAAGTACAAGTCTCCGCGGAGATGGCTCCTATTCCTATGTCTACTCCGAACATGGGGCAGTTGCCACCTCCGCAACCAAATATGGGGATGCCGCCCCCTAATCATATGGCACTTCAGGCTCCACCTCCTGGGCCTGCCATGGCGCAAGGCATGTCTAACCCTCCTAGCATGCCTTCCGCTCCTGGGTCGGCGTCCCCGCCTATGATGCCCCAGCCTATGGGGCCACCAGTAATCGAGCGTATTGATGCTAAAATAGCCATCACCAATGTGAATGGCAGGATTATGATTGAATCTGTTGCTCCTGAAGATTTCAGGATTAATTCAGATCACAATTCAATCAATCTCGATAATGCTCGTTTTGCTGCGCATTTGCTAACAAAAACGCTATCCCAATTGCGCGAGGATGGCGTTGGTGAAGAGATTATCAGCGAACTGAGTGAAACTTCCGCTACAAACAGATCTGAATTCAGATTCCGCGCTCAGAATGAAGGCGTAAGTGATAGTGATCTTGACGATGATTCACTCATAGAGGTCGACATCGCGGAGTGCTATATGCACTCTGATATTGATGGCGATGGTATTGCAGAGAGGGTCAAAGTCGTTGTCGCTGGTATAGATTCCCCAACACATATACTTGATGTCGAAGAGATTCCAAGTTCACCTTGGATTTCAACGACGGCAATCCTCATGTCGCACAAGTGGCGCGGATTGTCGATGTATGATCGTCTCAAGAGCATCCAAGATCAGAAGACAATACTAATTCGCAATACTCTTGACAATATCTACTTACAGAATAATCAGCGACATTTGGTTGTCGAGCAGCAAGTCAATATCGACGATCTTATGGTTTCGCGTCCTGGTGGAATTGTTCGAGTTAAAACTCCGACAGCAGTTACTCCATTAGTCACCCCGCAAGTATCGCAAGATTCCTTTGTGATGCTTAAATATCTTGATGAAATCCGTGCTGGTCGTTCTGGAGTTTCTCCAGAGGGAAATGCTTCTAAGCATTCAATTGGCGAGCGTATTGGGTCAGAAGGACTTGAGCGCTTGATGACCGCTAAGGAAGAACTTGTTGGCCTCATCGTCAGGGTTATTGCCGAAACTGGCATTAAGCCTCTTTGCACAAAGATTCGAGACCTATGTACGACCAATTTGGATGCGATCAGAGATTTCAAGTTCCGCGGTCAATGGCAAAAGGTCGACCCAGCTACGTGGCCTTGCCGCATGCGTTCGACTGTAAGGGTTGGAACAGGAACAGGCGATCACAAGGCTCAACTCATCGCAATTGAGTCAATTATTCAGAAACAAGGCATCATTCAGCAGATCGCAGGTCAATCTCTAGTAGATCCAGTCGGTGTCTTCAAAGCTCTCGATGATTTTGCCAAGTTCAGCGGTCTAAATTCCGCTGTAGGATACTTCATCGATCCTAGTTCGCCACAAGGCAAACAGAAGGCGATGGAAGCGCAGCAAAGGATGCAGCAAGGCGAAATGGAGCAGAAAAAGGTTGCTATTGCTAATCTTGAGTTCCAAGCAAAACTCGCTCAAGCAGAACTTGGCAAGGCTTCTGCCCAAATGCAAAATGTAGAGTTAAAGGGCCAAGTTGAGAAAGCAAAGGCGCAAATGGCTCTTTTTGAAGAACAGAATCGTGTTACTCTTGAGCGTATGCAGCAACAGATTGATGCTCTTACTTCGACTGAGAAAGCAACAGCAGAAGCGGAGAAACTAGCATTTAACAGGGATCAATTGATTGTCGAAACAGCTCTGAAGCTTACAGAACTGGAGGTTAATGCTAACAAGGAGCTTGAGCAGGCATTTCTCGCAAACGAAGAAGCAATAGAAGGTGGTGAAGATGAGCAATCGTGAACAATCACAACTTGTTGATGAGAAGTACAAGGGTGCTAGGGCAGAGGCAGCCTACAAAGAGTTTATTAAACCATTCATAGAGGCAAACCAGAAATCAATTTATGATGCGTTTATGAACTCTGACCCAGAAGATACTGAGCGTTTATCGGAATTGCGGCGCATGACTATCGTAGTCAGCCTTCTGGATGGCGCAATCAAATCGTATATCGACACTGGCCGTATGGCTGTGTTATCATTAAAAGAGGCGGAACAAAATGGGAACTGAGACTAGCTCCACCCCGGTTGGGACGAGTGTCTCTGGTCGCGGAAGCGTTGATCAGATCGCTCAAATGCTTACTGCCGAGCCAGCAAAGCCAGAGATAAATAAAAAGCCATCCATCTTGCTGCCGCCAACGGCTGAGGCAAAAAAACCTGAAGAAGTGGTGGAAGGTGAACAGGCTCTCGAAGGAGAGGAAGCCGGAGCCGGAAAGGTTCTGGAACCAGAGGAAGAGGTCGAGGTAGAACAGGATGTTTCATGGGCTAGCGTCCTGAACGTCGATGAGTCCAAGTTGGTGCTTGATGACGATGGTAATTTCAAGGCTGTCAAGATTAAAGTTGATGGCAAGGAATCCGATGTCGATCTCAATACACTGATTGCTGGATATCAGACTTCCAAAAGCACTACGCAAAAGGCCCAAGCTCTAGCAGAAGAGCGCCGTAAGTTCGAGGCATCCTCAAGCAAGGCCCTTGAACTTTTCCAGGCGAAACTGCAAGAAGCTGAAGAGTTCACCAAGTATCTTCACAAGAAGTTCATGGCGGACTACGAAGGCATCAACCTCCAGGAGTTGCGCCAACGCAACCCCGCGGAGTATGCAGCTACCGTTGCGGATATTCAAACTCGGCAGAATGACTTGAACAACATGATGCGCAGCATCTACGCCAACAAGCAGGCTGCCGAGCAACATCAGCAACAGCAGCAGCAGGAGGCAAGACAGTCTTTTCTACAGCAGCAAGCCAATCGTACTTTGGAAATGTTTCCGGAGTGGCGCGATAAATCCAAGGCTCAGGCAGATTTCGCAGCTATGGGTGATTTCGTTGAAAAATACGGATTCACCCAAGATGAGTTCAAGGAAATCGTAGATCCACGCATATTGAAAGTTCTGAAGGATATGATGGGTACTAAGCTAGCTGAAGTTGAGGCCATCAATAAGGCTGCAAAGCCTGTTCCTCCAAAGATGCTGACCAGCACTCGTTCAAGAAATGCCAAGCCGGCATCGAAGCTCGATAGGCTGATCAAAAGGGCACACGGTGCAACTGGCGCCAGCAAGCGTATTGCGCAGGCTGACGCTATTGCGGAACTTCTGATTTCGAGGTAATCATGTCTACTGCTAATCTGGACAGCGCTGATCTGAAAGGCGCACTCGCTGGCGGACTCATTCGTGAGGACGTAATGAACAAGATCTGGGATATCTCCAAGATCCCACTGCCATTTACTGATGTCATCGGCTCTGAGTCTGCGTCGCAGTCTTACACCGAGTGGACACTCGACAAGTTGGCTGCTCCTGATCTCACCAATGCCATCATTGATGGCTCTGACGCTTCCGGCAACGATGTCGTTATCGGGACGCGCGTTGGCAATCACTGTCAAATCTCCGACAAGGTGGTCCGCGTGTCGCATCGGGCTGATGCTTCTGACACCATCGGACGTGCTAAAGAGTTGGCCTATCAACTGATGCGTCGTCAGCAAGAGCTGAAGCGTGACGTCGAGGCCATCACTCTAAGCAACCAGGCATCCGTTGCCGATAACGGTAGCACTGTCGCTGGTAAGGTCGGCAGCTTCGCTTCGTGGATCGAAACCACCACGCGGAATTGCACCACTCCTGGCGGATTTGATACGTCGACCAAACTCACTGTCGCTCATACTCCTGCTGCTTCTGCGGCTCTAAAGGAGGCTTGGGTCCGTGAGGTCATCGACGGCATCTATACCCAAGGTGGCGATCCGCAGTATATGATGTCCGTTCCTGGCGTCATCGGCGGCTTCGCCAAGTACTTGTTCACCTCCAGTGCTCAGGTTGCCACACTGATGTCTGACCAGGGCAAGAGCCGTGAGGCTGCTGCCGCTCTATCTGCGATCAACGTCTACATCACGCAGCATGGTACAGTAAAGCTGATGTCCAATCGGCTCCAGCAGACCTATACCAACGTCTCTGAGAATGCGGATGTGTTCATCTTCGACCCTGAGTATGTCTCGCTGGCATATCTCGAAGGGTATCGGACTGATGAACTCGCCAAGACCGGCCTGGCCAACAACCGTCAGATGAGCGTCGACTGGACGTTGATCGTTCACAATGAGGCAGCTCATGGGATGATCACTGGTATCAATCCTACTTCGGCTGTCGTAGCGTAAGGAATCTCTGATGAGTAACCGAGTCCTAACTCCAAATGGCATTCTTTCAGAGTTGCTATATCAGGAGCATACGGATGAGGTTGCTCATCGGAGAACTCAACCGAATGAAGATCTGATTCTTGCTCGTAATTACGAGTTGCGCAAGCAACCAGAAGCGTTCAAGAAGAATGATTATCTTCAGCCGGTTGCGTCTATCCCAATTATTATGTGGGAAAAGGCCATACGCGAAGGTTTTGCTTTAAATGCGAGAGATCACGCCACCGCGGATTCTGAGCTGGCAAGATATTTGTCATCGCCAGAAGGCAAACTGTGTATGCTAACTGAAAAGACGATGATGTAATCCAATGTCTAATTTGCCGATAAATCGCCTTGTCATGCTTCGCACGCGTGGGCTCTATGGGCCTGTGGCACAGCCTATTGGTGATGGACGTCTTGTGCATGCGGCCGCCCACCGCGGAAACTTGACTGTTTATCCGCCGATTTCTGCGGAGTGTCAAAGCCGCTGGCAATATGCGCAGGATGTGAGCGAGACCCGCACCAACCCACTGAACGTGGCTGGTGTGGATGGTACGGTAGCCGTGCCCGCCGGGCTCCCGGCCTTCGATGGGGCCTATTACGGATTAGATCCGGCACACGTATTCTTTCGTGGTTGGATAAACACCAAAGGGGTTGGTACAGCCTTTCGCCTTATTGGAGCAACACATCGTTTCCGGTTTTCTCCGTTGTCAGGTGTTGGGGCTGTTACATTCCCAGAGTATGCTTCAAGTGTTTCTCCGAGTCCTATTCCCGAATATACTGCTATAGAATGGGCAACAGATAGTCCAACAACTATAACCAATATAAACTGTAGCAATGTGTCGCTTAATGGCACTTACCCCGATTATCCCAGATTCCCTAACCTGACGCAAATACTCATTCGTGGCAATTCATTCACAGGAGCACCTCCGACACTAGATAATTGCCTGGCACTAACTCGTTATGTGTTAGGGACAACGCTGTCTCCAATCCAGGGACCTCTGCCGAGAGTAGCATTTAACCCATTACTAACAGATTATTCTGCTAGTAATGTTGGAGCAAGCGGAGAAGTTCCAAGTTTCTTTGGTAATACGGCTCTGGTAGCAGGGTCTGCCGGGGTTATCATTCCTAGTAATCTGTTGACAGCGCTAGAGCCGGGTTGGACTTGGCCTACTGGACGGGTGTTTATCTTTGATCTCCGGTATAACATGCTGCCAATGGCGGTTGTTGATCAAATTCTGGTGTCTGCGAATACGCAGGTGCCCGGGTCTTGTAGTGGCATGAATATCAAACTTGAAGGTGATGATAACGCTTATCCTTCTAGTCTCGGAATTGACGCTGCTAATGCCCTGATTTCTCGCGGGGCTCTGATAACTTTGCCGACGCTGCCATGACCATTGCAATCATTCTGAATAAACCGATGGAAGCCTTTTCCCATTGGGTCCATGATCCCGCGGTGGCAGGCAACCGTATTTGGACCTCTCCGACAGCCATAACAATTGGCCGTACACTACGGATACGGATGAACGTCCCATCAACGAGCGGGACCCTGATTGCGAGCTGGCTAACGTACAACCCAATCTTGGTGGGGTCCGAGCTGACCCTGACCGACGGGACGAACACGCACCAGTTCCCCTGTGCCCAGGGGGAGCATCAATTTGGGATCTTCCTCAAGAGCGCGGTTCTGGCGGACTTCGAGCTGGATGGGGAGCTGTACGAGGATCTGGCGTTCGACTATGCCGCGGTGACCTCGCCCCTGTCCCTGTTCCCTGGGGGCCTGACGCGCACCTGGGCTTCTATGGTGTGTGTGACATGAGACAATTTTCTCTATTTCTTATGTTCTTGGCTACTATATTCATCCTCCTTCTTATTACAGTCTTTTTGCTTTATGGGTGCTCTGTGATTTATACCCTTACCCGGCTCCGGCACATCCGAAACAGGTGGCTGGAGACGATGTTGTGAACCCACTGTGCCTAGTGAACTGTACGAAGTCCGCCTCTGTGCAGCTCAGCGAGGGGTCGGAGGTGAGTGGAGGCGGGACGTTAACGACTTCGACCACGAGCAGCAAGAATGACCAGATTTCCACCACCAGGTAACATGCTATGTGGCGCGAAGCTCTCATAAGTATCGCTTTGGTAATCTTCATCGCAGGAATGGCCTGGCTATTGACGAGCTGCGCCACGACGCGCGATGCATGTGCTGTGATAGCAACCAGATGCGCTGAAGTCCAAATGCACTCAGGCGAAGCAGCTGTGCGCTCCGCGCAACTACCAACTCCAGAGCTGAGCAAATAATATGTCACTCGAAGACCTCACAGGATCAACCAAGTACATTGACTCGCTAAATGAAGAGTGGCCAGCTGGTATTGATTATCCGGATGCTGGTGATGACCATATTCGTGGCATCAAGAACGTACTCAAGAACACCTTCCCGAACATTGGTGGCCCAGTCACGCTGACGGAAGATGACCTTAACGCGGGTAGTGTCCCGGTTGGCTCGAGGATGCTGTTCTGGCAAGCCGCAGCACCTGTTGGTTGGTCTAGGGTGGCTGGCTTCACCGACACTCGATGCTTGCGTGTTGTTCCAACTGATGCTGCTGGTGGCACCTATGGCGGTGTCGACGACCCTGTAGTCAATTACAAGGTTGCTAATCATAAGCATGTAATTAACATTTCATCTGGTGTAGAAAGTGCGACTCACCAGCATAGTGTTGATGCGACCTACACCAATAATGCAGATATTGGTGGGTTATATCAAGCCAATTTATTTGTTCAGGGTAGTGGGGCTCCATATACATTCGCAGTATTAACAAATACTGGTGTACCTGTTGACCTCGATCACTCACACGGAACATACGCATCCTACACCAATACAGAATCTGCCCAGCACTATCATAGCGTCTCCGGGGAAACAGTTCTCCCTTTGTCTGGTGCGGCAAACTGGTCCCCTCGATACCTCGATATCATTGTGTGTGAAAAAGATGCCTACTGAACGCACTTGCCCTTTGGGCCATACCTGTGACAAATGTCTCTGGCAGGTACAGCTACGCGGCCAGAATCCACAGACTGGGGCTGAAATTGATGGGCTGCAGTGTGCTCTTGTCTGGCTGCCAGTTCTGCTAGTTGAGAATAGTCAACAGCAACGTCAGACTGCCGCTGCCGTTGAGTCCTTTCGCAATGCTATGGCGAGCGACAATCGGGCACTGCTTCAGCATGTGAAGCCATCGGCAATTGGGAGATTTCCAGGATGAACCTAACGCAGCTCCGCGGAGTTGTAAGGAATTACCTTAATCGGCCAGACCTCGACAATGGAACTATCAACCTGTGGGTGGATTCTGTTGAAGGTGAGTTGAATCGTAGGCTACGTGAACATCCGCGCAACCAGCGTCGTGCGATCTACACACAGCCAGCTGATAATGAGATGCTTCCTCTGCCAGCCGACATTATGCAGCTAATAGTGCTGTGGCAGGGAGAGACCATCTATGGGCAGTTTCCAGCCGAAATGCGATCCGAAGCGCAATTATATGGCAATGCGTTCATCGCACGCGGAACATGCTTAGAGCTGTTCCCAACCCCTGGTGAGGATACAGTCTTCAGCCTTGATTATCTTGCTAGCCTGAAGCCGTTGAGCCTTGACACCGACGTCAACTGGGTATCGCAATATTTCACTGATGTGTATGTATATGGGCTTCTGCGCGAAGCTGCTGTGTACCTTAAAGATGATGCACGACTCAAGGCATGGAACGAGGAATTTAATCGGCGCGTCACAGAGACAGCTCAGCAAGGGTGGGGGCAGAATTTATCAACAGCTCCGCGGATGCGGACTATCTTCAGTTAAGGAGCCCACTTTGTGGCTGATAACTGTTATGTCTGCGAGCCATGTGGGCATGTTGTCTGGGCTGTAGATGAAGATATAGTATGGACAGCTCCAGAACACTATCTAAGTGGTCGATGGGTGTCAGATGCTTGCCTTGGGCAGGCAACTTCCGTGCGTCTGTTGACTACTCGCCCATATTCAGTCGATGGGTTCGATGTGGTGCTTATGGACCCTGCGCCGCGTGCAACCGCAACAGCATATACACCAGGAGCAAGAGAGGCAGTCTACCTATTTCCACCTATGCGCATGATCGCTGTGCTCTATGGCGCCAGGGTAGAGGATTGGATATCTCTGTTGGCACCAGACTCCGCGGAGGTTGCTACCTCGCCACGTCCAAAGACCTGGCTGACGACTACGCTCTATTCGCAAGACGTACAGGATGCTGTGGAACGGGAGTCATTCGAGATTCAAGACGGGGAGATATATCAGTCGGAGTTCCCGGAGTCCATTTGGCGTGCGAGCTTCGAGCTTCCCAGCGGGAGCCTTGTGCAAGTTTATTTCCCGCACACAGTCGAGATAGTGCAGAAAGTAGGTCGGCAATCATTCGACCTGCCCAGCGGCAATCTCGGGGCGACCTACTTTCCGCACTATCTCGACGCTGGGGTCAACAACATCGAACGGGTGTCATTCGAGTTGCCTAGTGGGAGTCTGTATCAAAGTTATTGGCCGGTGGAGATTACTGTGGATACCGATAGCGTAAAGCGTGCGTCCTTTGAACTGCCGACCGGCACCTTGGAGACGGTATGAATATCTGGGTTCCAAAGCTCAAGATTATTGAAGCCAAGGACTATCTGCCCGCTCCTGGTGGGCGGGTGGGGGGGCTGTTCATGGCAGAAGGGGTGCTCCCAGACGGGCGACGGCGCCTGATTCAAGACTGGACTCCGAACCTGGTTACCGACTATGGACTCAACCGCTGGGCCACTGCGCAGCCTTTTGCCTATTGCGCGGTAGGCTCGGGGACCACGGAGCCGACTGTATTGGACACCGCGCTTGTGGCGCATGTCGCTTCAATTTCTATCGGGAGTATTTCCATCGGGGCCCAGTCCTCGGCTCCGTATTACGGCTGGTCCCGGTGGACTAGTACTTTTGCCCCGCCGGGGGATAATCACAATCTTGGGGAGGTCGGCTTCGGCGCAACCGGTGGGGTGGGACTCTGGTCCCGGATGCTGTTCAAGGATCAGGATGGCGATCCGACAACGGTGTCTTGGCTCGCCAATGAGACCCTGATTATAACCTATGAAATGCGCAATTACCCGGTGTTGGATGACCTAGCGGGACAGGTGACCATCGGCGGTGATAGCCCAGTGACGCATGATGTGTTGATGCGCTCGGCTAATGTGGCGTCTGGCTCTTACCAGTGTTTCGGCAATTTAACTATGAACATCGGGCAAGTCCCACAAGGTGGAACCAATAGCCCATTGGTCTACAGCGGAGCGATTGGGGCCATTACGGCACAACCGACGGGGACCAGTACGAGTGACGTCCCGACCATGGACACCTACTCCAACGGCTCGTTGAAGCGTACGGGGACCTGTACCTGGGCCTCAACGGTGGCGAACTACGCAGGTGGTGTGGTGAGTCTCTTAGGCATCAACGTGCTTGGGTCCTGGCAGTGTCAGTTTACCCCGCCGATCATGAAGACCAGCCTACAATCTCTGACGCTGGGCTTGTCGACTGGGCCATGGGGGCGGGTGTGAACCTCTGGCTCCCGCGGATCAAGATCCTGGAGTTGGAGCCACCGCGCCCCCGCGGAACACTTTGTGGGCGAGTGAAAATTATTGGGCGACTTCCAGATGGGCGATCCCGCATATGGCAAGAGTGGCACCCGAACCTGCTGACAACGGCGGGCCTCAACTACTGGGGATCAGGCCCGGATGCTATCATCACCTATGCTAGTGTTGGGAGCGGGACAACGCCGCCAGATAGCGCAGATACTGCATTACAGACTTTCATCGCAGAGCAGAATGTCCTATCTCTGGACATCAAGGGCTGTTCCGCGGAGTCCCCATATTATTCCTTCTTCCGCAAGATGTGGACATTGCCCCCTCCTGGGGTGCAACATACTGTATCTGAGGTTGGTTTCGGTCGCTCGGTCAACGGCACAGATTTGTGGTCCCACTCGCTGGTAAAAGACCTAAGCGGCAATCCATACGCAATCACCTGGTTGCCAGACGAATCCTTGGACATTTTTTATGAACTCCGCCGGTATATCTGGACTGATGACACAGGCATCATTACTGTAGTTAACGGAGAGGATCACACAGGTATTATCCGCGGTGCCAATGTAATTGACTCTGCTCTGAGCATCGTCCGTAATGGGCAGCAGCGCATTGCACTACGCCCTGATGAAATTCTGGGTGAAACAATATTCGCTTGCACTGGTGCTATCGGGGTGGTTACTAGCAAGCCGGATGGCATACACTATGGTGCTTCCCCATCAGAAAATGCCTATGCGACTGGTGATTTCTATCGCTTTGGTGTCGCAAACTGGACAGCTGCTCTAGATATTGGAAATATAAATTCATTTCTAGTAGAGTGCGTCATTGGATGTTGGCAGTGGTCGGTTGTTCCGGCAATTCCTAAGCCAGCTCAGACGCTTCTAAGTCTCGGTGTGGTTAGCCCTATGTGGGCAGAAGGCCCCATACCATGATCCCAGGGAATACTCTATCGACATCGCCGCAGCCCGCGGATTTTGTGCCTCCGGATGATCGTTACCCAGTGACATCAAAAGAAGGTACCCCAATTGATTGGGAGTTGGGTGGTATCGCCCTCAATGACCCGTCAGAGGGATTTCTAGTGCAAGTGTGGGAGTTCACTATTACTGGTGGCAATGTCACCGTTGGAGTGGAGGGGAGTCTTGATCCACCAGAAATTCTAATCCCTGCCGCACGTGTGACAGAGATCTCTGGTTCATTCGATTCAGCCATGAACCCAATACTTGCCTATGTGCAGGATGAGGAGGTGAAGCTCCGTTGGTACAATCCAGATGTAACTGGTTATGCAACAACTGCGTTTCCAGGCTACAGGACTCCGCGCCTGACTCTAGATGACAAGCGCCCAAACCACGATACTGATCGGGACGTGCTGTTGTTTGCCATGAAAGGCGATACCCTTGTCTATCGCCAACAGCGCGATAAGTATGGCACCGAGAGGGCTCTATCGACTGATACCACTTACTTTGAATTGGGTAGGGTTGGTATGAATAGGGGGAACAGAGTGCAGATCGAAGTGTTCCCGACCGATCCATATGTGCCGCTCGGCGCCTGTGTGGAGTGCGAGTGATTTGTAATCATAAATTAGTACAGGAGAAACTATGGAAACCTTCGAGCAACCGAAAATTACTGGCTATCGCCAACTCGATGAGACAGAGGCTGCATTGATGAATGAGTGTAAGGGCCTGGCAAAGATCTGCGGGTCTTTGGTTGAGGCTTTGCGGACCAATCCTGCGCTTGACCAGCGTTGGGTTTCTATTGGTGCCACTGATTTGCAAACTGGATTCATGGCCCTGGTTCGCAGCATCGCCAAGCCGACAACCTTCTGATGAGAGTGTGAGTGATGCGCAAGAAGATCAACGCACTTGGGGCACTTGGGCTAAACACCGACGTCCATCCTACCCTGCTCCCTGAAAACGTCTGGACGCGGATGTATAATGCGCAGACGGCGGATGGCTCATTGCGCTCTGTGCCTGGCGAGCGCAAGTTGTTCGATTTTGCGATAAAGCCGCTGTATCACACAAGTTTTGTGGATATGGGCATCCAACGTCTAGTGGTGTCAGATGGCGCTAAGGTGCGCTCATATAACATGGCTGGTCTCAGTGAGGATATTACACCATCGACTGGTGATCTATCTGGTGGGAGGGTGACTTTCACTGATCTCAATGGCGTATTAGTTATTAATAGCTACACAGATGGCCCATTTTTTTGGGCTGGCAATAGCTCTTTGCTGGAGGCTCTGCCTGGCTGGGATGCATCCTGGGTATGCCGTGAAATGAAGGCATTCCGCTATTACCTAGTTGCTTTAGGAATGACAGAAAACGGGATTGAATTCCCGCATAAGATCAGATGGTCAACCTCCGCGGAGGAAGGTGCTATTCCGAACGACTGGACTCCTGCTATTACCAATGATGCTGGTGACGATCTATTGGGCGAGACAGCTGGGAAGATAGTTACCGGTATTATCAAACGGGATACACTTGCCATCATCAAGGAAGATGCGATTTATTCTATGTCATGGATAGGCGGCAATAATGTAATGCAGACACAACGTCTCAAGGGCGGGGTTGGAACCCGAATTCCTTTGGGCACTGTGGAGATGCGTGGGCATGTAGTGACATTAACCACATCTGATCTGCTATCCTTCGATGGACAGACTAGTGTGTCTCTATCAGATAAGCGAGTGCGCGAGGGCATCTTTGCGACTATTTCCCCCGACTACTGGGAAAAGTCTGTATTGTTCATTCATTATCCAAGTTCTCAGCTTTTCGTCGGTGGGGTGAGCTCAGGTTACGATAGGCTTTCTGCGGCTCTGGTGTATGATTGGGAAGAAAATACATGGAGCCAGCGTCAGCTTTCCTATGGATATGGCTTCGATGAAGCTATCGTATCATTTTCTACGAACCGTGTGCCATGGGATGATCTAGATGAAGCTGGATCGTCAATGGGTGGAATACCACCTGGCAAGATATGGGACGAACAGCGTGATGGCCCTTGGAATCGCGGATTATACAATCCTTCAATAACAGACATTCTTGTCTATGAATCCAACTCGCTCGATACTGAGTGGTGGGTAAGTGTTGTCGCTGTTGGGACCACAGATTCTGCTGGCAAGCCAAAGACTTGTAGCGCCGAACGTGTGGGATTCCCGCTCGGAGGCACCGACGAGTTGCAAATGGTAACAGAGGTTTGGCCAGAGATTGTCGGGGATATTCCTGTGACCTTGCAGTTTGGTTACCAGATGACAGACAATGATAGCCCTAAGTGGGGCAAGAAGTTCACCGTTACCCCTGGCCTAACACGTTCAATTACCCCGCGTGTGACTGGCCGATATCTTGCTTATCGTGTGGAGAGTGCGGCAGAAGGGCGCTGGGAGTTGGCGTCTATGACAATGAATCTTGAGAATGCAGGCGAGCGTTGATGCCTTCTGATAAGTCTTACCGTTACGCACCAACGGCAGTCCCCGCGGAGATTGGGATTGGGTTGCTGGATTGGTTGCGTCGTGAGTTTCGTCTGATCGCTAATGCTCTGCAACTCCTATGGGAGCAGATAACCACTTTGTCCGAGACGAAGACCTTGGCACAGTATGGTGGCATGGGGACTTCGACATCGAACGCAGTTACAGATCTTGGTGCTGGCTGGCAAGATGTAACGTCATTTGGCGCCGTCACAGCACAACGTGGCATCGTAACAGACGCAGCTCAGGGGCGTTTCACAATCCCAAAAAATGGTGATTTTCTTTTGCAGTTTACCGGTGTTTTGCTCCACAATGAACTAAATGCTGGTCGCAGTTTCACATTTAGGGTATATAACTACACTACTGGTGCTGCTGGAGCTGGCATATTGGTTCCAACTGGTAGAGATACGATTGCTACTGTGGTAATCGCATTTATGACTTCTCCGGTGTCCGTAGATAATGCTCAGATTGGTTTTCAGATTGGTGGTGGAGATGTCTATACTGGTGTTTCTTGGGGTGCTAAGACAGCATTGATGCAGCGTCTCGATCCAGGAGTTCAAGTGTGAACACTCCAATTCTGGTGCGTATAGATCCGCGTTGGCCTGGTGCTTGGGATAGCATCAAGGACTATCTGCTTGAGGCATGGCAGAAAGGTTCACACGAAGTATGGACAATGGAAGATGTCTATGGTATTGCTATGCAAGGAGGCGTAGTCTGCTGGGGTGTTATCCAGGATAACAAGGTGATCGGTGCTGCCCTTACTGGCGAACGCATATACCCCAGAAAGAAAATTCTTGAAATCCTGCTATTCGCTATGGATCACAATACTGAAGATGAGTGGCTGAGTCTTTGGGAAGGATTTGCCGCCATGGCGCGGAAAGCTGGTTTTAATGGGATCTCTGGTGGCGGTCGCCCAGGCTGGGCCAAAAAGCTTCAGCATATTGGCGCGAAACTCAAATACAACATCGAGATAGACCTATGAGCATCGGTGGCAGCACTGCTAGTCAAAATACATCAGGAACTGGGCAACAGACTTCCAATAGTCGAAGCTCATTTGCGCCATATTCTGGCGTACAGGATATTTATGATTATTTCGCATCTGGGCTCACAAATCTGTCTCAGCAGGAAGTCCCATACTACCCTGGTCAGGCATATGTCAGCCCATCTGAGGCAACGCAATATGGTGTTAGCGGCCTATATGACGCTGCTAATAACCAAAATTCTGCTCTGAAAACAGCGACGCAAAATTATAATTTTCTAAGCACAGCAGCTGACGTTGCCAATAACCCATATGTTCAAGGTCAAATCAAGGCCAATGAGCGAAGTGTGCTTGACACACTTTATGAGAATGCGTTGCCGCGGCTTCAGTCAGGTGCTGTAGGAGTCAATAATCTTGGCTCCAGCAGATTGGGACTAGCTCAAGGACAAGCGATTGGGGATACGAGCAAAGAGCTAGCAAATACCAATGCTGCTTATCTATCAAATGCCTATGGCCAGGGCCTTAGTGCTCAGCAATATGCGCTGGGCAATACTGGTGCACTTAATGAGGCATATAAGCAGCCTGCTGAAACTATGTTGCAAGCTGGGCAGACTGTAGAGGGTTACCAGCAGAAGGCTCTCGATGATTCTATCGCAAGATATAACTACCAGTATGAAGAGCCTTGGAATAGGATGTCCAATGTCAGCAACTACTTAACTGGCCTATTCAAAGATCTTGGAACACAGTATTCTAGTGGCACTGGGACAAGTTCTGAAGATTCCAATTCCAATTCAAGTGGGTTTAAGGTGGCAACAAAATGAGCATAGCAGCATTAAGCAGCGCTGCCGGTGCCAGTGGAACAGAAGCAGCCGTTGCTGGGGCTGCTAATGCGGCACATAAGGGTGGGTCATCTGGTTATGGCGCAGACTATGCTGGTCTTGGTTCAAATATGAATCAGCAGCAAGCCAATAGCGCTCCAGCATCAAATTCTCAGAATCAGTTCTACAGCACGCTTAATGATGCGATTCTGGCAAAAGGGATTGGCAACGAACAAGTTGGTCCACAATATCGTCTTGGAAATTCAATGGCCAATATGATAACAGGGAATGGTGATGTTGGACAAAGCGATATGACTAATACCATTAGAGACTATCTGAATACTAGCCAAGGTGTTCAGAATGCCAGCACACTAGCAAGCTACTTTGGGTGGCTATAATGAGCACAGGCGCAGAAAATGTTCTTGGTACTGGCGCAGCGACTGGTGCGACGACTGAAAAAGCCTCTTCGTCCTGGCCAACTCTTGGCTACACAGGCACATCCGCAGCACAGACTGGTGGTGCCGATACTAAACCATCATGGATGACTGGTGCTTGGGATGCCCCTTGGTGGGGACAGAATGCCTCTACTGGACAGAAGATGTCGAATGCTGATTTGACGCCAAAGGCAATCAATCAGACTTTCATGCCAACTTCAAATTCATTGGGTGGGCAGGGCAACGATACGAAATTCAATAACACTGACTATCTATCTGATTACCAAGATTTATTCAGTCAGTGGCCACTTAACACTGGTGGCAGTTTTGGCGACCTTGATCGTGGGTATGGATATTGGAGCTAATTAATGGACATCAATCAGATCGTTCAGCAACTACGCGGGCGTGGCATGAGCGACCAGCAAATTGCTGGTTTCTTAAACCGGCAATCTGCGAGTGGCAACATAGCTCCGAAGCCACAGATGCCCAATTTCCCACAAGGAGGTGGTGGGCAAAGACAGATGCCACAAATGGTCCAAGCCCGTTTGAGTCCTGCTCCGAACCTAATTGGAACTGTTCTACAGTCCCTGGAGAATATGGGGCAAGGTCCTGGTGGTGCTGGTCAAGTTCCTCTAAAGCCGGAAAGCATCCCGATCATGCCTCCTGAAGGGGAAGGTGTCAACGTACCTCCCGCGGAAGTTGTCACAACTCCATACGTTGGTAGTTCCCCTGATACTCCTGTTGGAAATGAGCCAACTCCAGAGAATTATTACAAGTATATGGTCGCAAAGGGCGCCGATCCTACAAAGGCAATCGGTGCTCTTGCTAATGTGCGTGGCGAATCTACTTTCAACCCAGAGGCTGTCAATAAGGATAGTGGCGCATACGGACTATTCCAATGGCTTGGCTCGCGGAAGAAGGAGCTTATTGCGAAGTATGGTGAAAACCCAACTTGGCAGCAGCAAATGGATTTTGCTATGTCTGAGCCTCATTGGAAGAAATATGAATCTGCCGACACACCGACTCCAGAAGCTGCGTCCGATTGGTTCACTCGAAATTTTGAAATACCAGCCACTAATGAAAAGGATATGGCTCGGATTTCCAATAAATACCAAAGCTACATCCCAGAGGTATCTGACAAAGTCCGTAGTCTGAGCCAAGTACCGACAAAAGACATCCCTGTGGCCAAGCCCCGCGGAGTCCAGGATGTCATCACAGGTGGCCAGTCGATGCCTCCTGCATCTGAAAAGGAAGGATTTGAAGCCTTCATGGATTCTCCTTTCTATCAACTGATAATGGGTGGCACTCGGGCAGGCAATGCTCTCGAGAATATGTACGCTCGCCGCAGAGAAAATCAGATGCGCGAGTTTATGGCCCAAAGGATGCCTCCAGAGTTATCCAATCTTTGGCGCTATAATCCAGAAATGGCCATGCGTGTGCTGATGCAGCAGCAAGGTGGTGGCGCAACTGATACTGCAAATATCAGGGATTGGAAACAGATCGTAGAGTCATCTGGAATAGACCCAAATAGCCAAGAGGCTGGCACTCTTCTGCGGAATATCGTTCTTGCTCAGAAAGATCCTGCGCATATGCAGCAGCTTGCCGAGTCGCAAGCCGAGGGCAAGCGATTCCCAGAAAAGATGGAAGAAATGGAGACGGATCTTGATCGTCTAGGCAGCTTCATCGATCGCACATTGAATGTTTCTACCATGGCCCGTGAAGCCATGAGTATTGGTGATGCCGCCGGATGGACTCAATTGGTTAGCTGGGTCCGCGGAGCTGATGCACAACGTCTGAAGGATCTTGCTAAGTCAATCAAAACGAATGTTGCGATTGACCAATTGATGAAGATGAAGACAGAGTCCATTACTGGTGCTGCCGGATTTGGTCAATTGTCGGTTACTGAATTTGAGGGCCTTCAGCAGTCTATTGCTGCGCTTAATCCAGATTCCAGCCCAGATAAACTTAGACAGGATTTGGCGACAGTTATCGGGCATTATTCCAACGTTGAAGAACAAGCAAGAACTGTATATAACGCAAAGACTGAATACTTCAACGCCTATAATAATAAAGAAAATCTGAAGAGACCATCTACTCGAAAATTCGAGAAAGTGAAGCCAGCAGAAGAATATTACAAGAATATGGGCAGAGTAAGGGAAAGTCTTGGAGTTCCACAGCCAAGTTATATTCAATCTGTGCCTGGCCCACAGCAATCTCCAGCTGCGCCACAAAGAACAATTGATTTTAGATCTTTGAGGTAAGACATGAACGTTAACCTGCCAAATGGGATTGTATTGGAGAACGTTCCTGACGATCTAACGCAGGCTGAGATTTCTGAAGTTGCCATCCGTAATGGGTTGGCAACTGAAAAGGATTTTGAGCATGATTTCAGCGCCATGAATCTGGTGAAGAATCTGCCAAAGTCTTTTGGGAACGCCTGGACCAGCTTGGGTGAGGCTGTAGCAAGCCCGCTAGAGACTGGCCGCAATATCTATGGCCTAGCACGCGGAATGATGGGGAAGGCTGGCGACACCTCAGCAACCGAAGAGCAGACGAAAGCTGCTGATTATGCTATTCGTAGCGCAAAAAGTACTTATGGCAATTGGCAGAATTTCAAGCGTGCGCTAGAGGAAGACCCATTTGGCATTGCCTCTACTGTTGCTCTGCCTGTTGGCGTAGCAGGCGCAGCACTTCGCGGAGTCGGTGCGGCTGCTAATCTTCCGCGACTGGCGCAGGCTGGTAGAATTGCTTCTGGTGCTGCTACTGCCGTAGATCCAATCAATATTGGACTAAATACAGTTGCCGCTGCACCGAGAGCAATAGGCAGATCCACAGTTATGCCACACAGGATGTATCAAAGGGCATTTGGTGCTCCGCACGAAGATGTTTCTGATTTTATGCTTGAGAAGGGATATCTGCCAAATCGAGAAAGCTATAATCAGTACATGGTGGATCAGGCAATAGTTCAGCAGAACATTACCAGAGCTGTAGCAAATAATCCTGAGCTGGAGGATCTTCTTGCCACAGAAACAATGCTAAGGGAATTGCGCAGAGGCGCACCCGGTGAACGAGCCAACATAGATGCCATGATGGCAGAACTTGGGAATCAGATTGATATGATTTCACCAGGCTTTAATGGAATGCGACAAGAACTACAAATGTATGGAAGAGGGCACGATGTGTACAATCCTGCCATTCGACGCGCGTATACTGCTGAAGGTGATATTGGACAGGATATGGTGATTCCAACCGGCGTTGGATATGCTGTCGGAGCAGGATTAGGCCTGCCGCCCTGGGTATCAATCCCTGCCATTATGACTGCCGGAACGATCAATAGGCCAGGGACTTCCGCGCGGGTGGCGCGCAGTTTGCATAATATGAACGGTCCACTTGAAGGGTATCTGGACAATAGCCTGCTGCGCACTATCACGCAGCAAACTATTTCCAATATCGGGGAAGAAGGGCACCAGAAGGAAACTCTCCAGCAGCTTCTAGGTGCTCAATAGATCTCACCACCTCGCTTGTCAGGTAGGCAAGCTTTGGGGACTTAGGTCCCCATTTTTTATGCGCGCCAGATTTTGGCTATAGGGTGGAATGGAATTCCATCCTTGGTCAGATAGGCGTATTCGACAGTGACGTATCTGCCGATATACATATCCTTCTGCTTATAGCAGTATTCTTTTTCTTCGATTGATCCTGGCGCGCTCACGCGGAATGTGTTCCCATCTGGCAATTCGCACACCAAAATAGCCCAGCCATCTTTCGATGGTGTTATGCTGGTCACCTTGAATTCAGCATCATGCCACTCTTTGATCTTGACTAGAGATCTGCTGCGCTTGCTATCCTCATAGCCATTGCTGCCCCAGCGCAGGATGGCACCTTCATAGTTGTCTTTCCTAAATATCTGGAAAAACTCCAGTGCCTCATCAAGAGAGCTGATCTGTGTCGTTTCCACAGCGATCGCATATTCCCCAAAGCCAATCTCACCATTGAGAAACTTCAGGCGATACTTAAATGGTGCTGGAAACGCCACATCATACGCGTGATATCTCAAATTCCGCGTTTCTGGCTGCTTGCGCTTAATCCATGATACGATTGTCTGGAGCGATTCGCCGTGCGCATATAGCTCGCCATCTAGGATGAGCCCTTCAGGGATGCCGATTGACTCTGTGATGTGATCAATCGACTCGACGCGCTTGCCATTGCGTGAGTATGCGATGATCTCCCCAGCGACGTTGGCGATAAGGCATCTATTGCCATCATACTTCCGCTGGACGAAAGCATTGGTAAAGTCAATGTTCTTGACTTTATCAATATCCTGCGCCAGCATAGGACGCGGAAGATTGAGCAAGTTTGTGCGAGGCATGCCCTTTGCAAGCTCGTATGAATCGACATATCCTTTGTCTTTCATCTTTGCAATCTTGCTTTTGAACTGAAGAAGCATCTGCTCGTCGATGTCTCTGCCAGATTGATTGAGTTCAATCTGCTCAGTCTTGTATTGTGGCTGCCCACCTACCATTCCATAGGTGTAGTCTAGCGTAGCATCTTCAGTTGCCTCGATAGTCCAGAAGCGAACATCACCTCTGGCGTCTTTGGCATATAAGGTCTGGCTAACTATGACTTCCGACATGTTTCTCTCCACGCATTTAGATTGAGGATATTGGTGATCTCGATCTTTCTCCAGGCGCCTTTGACAACACCCTCGATGAGATACCAATCTTCACCTACTTTGCCCTCCTCAGCAATCTTCTTGCCTCCTAGCATATCGAACTTCCAGCGATTTATAGTACAGATAATCGAGTCTGTGTCATCCTCCACAATCATGTTGAGATACAGATTGTTCTCTGTGATGATCTCGCCTCCGCGGTCTTTGAGGAATGTATACTCGTTGAGATCGCGGAGATTTCGATCAGCTAGACAGCCGATGAACGTATACGTTCCAGGATCATTGATGTCCTTGATATAACTTGGTGGAGCATCGATGAGCCCTGTCGATAGTGGGTCATACCAGAAATGGCCCCAATAATGCTTTGCTGGGAATAGAATATCAAACCCAGTCTTTGGATCTTCCAGTACCTTCCAGAAGAATGGTGTGATCTTGGCTTTGCCCTCTCGCATCTTGATGATGAGCTCTGCCTTCTTTTCACCAATTCCCTTTATGTTTATTAGTCCTCCAACGAGTATGCCTTTCTGTACAGACCAGTTGATCTGGCTCGTTTTGGGATCAACAGCGACATACTCCATCCCTTCGTTCTGTACCATATCACGCAATAATTTGACTGCGTGCTCGTCATCTCTAGCATTATTAAGGGATGCAACGGCGAATTCCAGTGGATAGTTAGCTTTGAGGTAAGCAGTCCAGTAGGAGATAACACCGTAACTGACGGCGTGGGATTTATTGAAAGACCACGACCCAGAGTGGGAAATGTCATTCCAAATATCCTCAGCATCAGCCATGGTAAGACCTTCTTCATTCATCGCCCCCTCAACGAATTTGGTCTTCCACTTGCCAAAGAATTCATCACCAAGTGACTTTGCTGCAGCCTTGCGCAAAGTGGATACATCTTTCCAAGAGAGGTGCCCGATGTTCCGAGCAATCTCCATCATCTGCTCTTGGTAGACTGTGATGCCGAAAGTATCTTCAGTAATATTTCTGTGAACATCGTTGATGTATCTGGGCTCTTCAGCTCCAGTTCGATACTTGACGAATCTTGACGCACCGCCACTGTTAAGTGCTCCTGGTCTCGCAAGCGCGGTGATAGCAACAATATCGTCGAACTTATGGACACCCATTTGTCTGGTGAGAGATTGGAGAGCGTAACCTTCAAACTGGAAGACACCTGATAGCCTCATGTCGTTGAACAGCTGGAACGTTTTTTGGTCGTCGAGAGGCATCGAGTAGATATCACTCAGACTCATGCTTGGAATCTGGGCCACTGTGTCCTCGATGATCGACAGCGTGCGAAGCCCAAGAACGTCAATCTTCAGCAGATTGATGTACTCAGCATCGATCTTATCCATCATGATGACATCATCCCGCGGGTTGACGCCAGCATATCTGGTAAGTGGCTCTGTCGATACGATGATGCCTGCCGCATGCTTCCCCGCGTGTGCGGCGTGGCCTTCTATTTTCTCGACAAGCCGCATTTTGGGATACTTTTCGATGAACTGCTTTCCTGGCTCGGTTGTATCAAAAGTATCACCAACGCACATAGCAGCACGAGCGTCGCCAGAACTGCGCTCGATAATGGCTCCTTTAACTCCTTCTGTTTCATACGCTGGGATCCCCATCGCTTGTGCGAACTCGCCAATGGCTGACTTGGGCATCAATCGGTTTATATTGGCGAGGCATCGTACTTTGTTGCGCCCGTATTTTGAGATCAGATAGCCGATTACCTGATCTCGCTTCTTGTCTGGGAAGTCGATGTCTATATCAGGCAGATCGTGCCTATTGATGTCGATGAACCTCTCGAAGATCAGCTTATGTTGAACCGGGTCTATCTCTGTGATTCGCAGAAGATAGCAGACAAGCGACCCTGCGGAAGATCCACGTGATGGGCCTACGAGCATGTTGTTGCTCTTGGCCCACCATACCATGCCAGATACGATCATGAAGTAATCGACATATCCCTTTTGCTGGATAAGTTCGATTTCATAATCCAATCTGTCTATGTATTCCTGAGTTAAGTTGAGCTTTCTTGCTTTCGCTCCGGTAAGGCATACATTTCTGAAGTCAACGTTTTCTCCCCACGTAACCATTGTCGCAAATGGGACGCAAGACGTGATAGAGTTGACGAGATCATCATCGAACTCTTGCGGGACGATGCGCATGTCACCGATCCGGTTGTTGAAGTTATACTGATAGCCGCCGTCGTTTGATTTTCTTGATCCAGCAAGAAGTTGATAGACAACCTTATCTTCAGCGGTTGGATACCAGTTTTCGTAGACTTCTTCTCCAAGGTTAATGATTCCATCATGCAAGCTCTCAAGATCTGCTCTAGCAAGTCTTGGGAAATAGTAGAAGTTTTCATATGCTTTTTGAACGAGCTTGTAGAGAGCTTCGAGACCATCATCGTTCCTCGCAATAAAGGTGGTGTAGACTTGGCCAGTCTGGTATCGTGCGGTATCATCCCGCGACACGCGGAGTCTGACTCCAAAGACCGGCTTGAAGTTGTGCTTCCTTGCTTCCCGCAAGAGCGGGATATGTGCGAAAGTATTGTCGTAGTCAGCGACACCGACTACTCCATTGAGTGCGAAGTGGTGTATATCCTTCATGTGAAGGAAGCACTGACGGAATGAATACTCCGTTTTGAGTGCTAGGTTATACTTGGGCATTGATAATCCTCTTTTCACACAGGTAGTGATAGCAGCGAACGAGAGCGTACACATCAGCCTTCGCTCTGTGCGCTCCTTCATGTGGCTTGCCAGTAGCATATGTGTGTAATTTGCTTAGATTGATTCTCCTTTGCTCGATGCCCATCGATGCTTCGACAGTACAGATCTGGTCATAAGGCCACGGAAACTGAAGCTCGCGCTCGATGCGCTTAAGCTCATAGTACAACATTCCGCGGTCGAAGGCAAGGTTGTGCGCAACGAGTCTGTGCACTCCTGTGAAGAATCGAGCGATGGTTGGGTACATTTCTTCGAATGTCTTAGCACCTTTCAGGTCAGATTGCTGAATCCCCGTAATCCGCGGAATTTCTGGCGGAAGCGGAACACCCGGATCAAGAAAGAAGTTCATCTCTACAATGAGATTGAAATTCTCGTCAATTTTGACCGCACTGAACTCAATAATCTGAGGCTGCTGATCTAATTCGACAGCATCAGGCTTGAGTAGGCCGGTTGTTTCTGTGTCGAAAAGTACGATATGTGTCATTCTATTCTCCAAAGGTTCTCAAAGTCATAGCCAGCGATATCACATAGCTCTTTGATTGAATCTTTATACCAGTATTCTTGTAATGCTTTGCCATAATCCTCATAGAAGGTCATGGCATCTTCATACACAAAGCTCGGCATCCTTTTGAGATGCGAGAAGTCCGGCACAAAGGCATTATCCTTCACACCAAGGAAGTGTAGAATGGCCTTATATACATCTGCTTTCTCTTTGATCATTTCCTCAAGTGGGACGACCAAGATGTTCTGGAAGTGTTCCTTCCACTTCTTGATGTAGTGTGAGTAATGACCAGCTTCGATGTACATCCTATGATATTGGCCACCCATGATGTCCCTATGGCTACAGACGTTCTCCTCATCTGCGAAGAATTCCAGGTTGAGCCTATTCATATTGTATTGAATGGCATCATGGATCATCAGTGGCTCACGACCAGGACGCATTGCACGCCAATGTGCCCACTCTGAGACCATTCTTCGCACAGGCTCTCGCACACATACGATGATTTTTACATCATTTCCGAACATGTCAGCTACGCGCTGCGGAACGTATGGGATTATCAGGTTGCGAGCCCTTGCCTCGCCATTGAATTCATGGAATATATTGTTCCAATATTTTTCCATGTAGAATTTTTCCCCAAGTGGATACTCACACTCAAAGAACAATGGCTCCTTCGGGTTGCTCACCTTGATGTCAGGATGCTGGTCTAGCCAGTTGGCTAGAGATGTTGTGCCACACTTGGCAGCACCGATAATCATGAAGAAGTTTTTCATTCGTCATCATCCTCTTGGTTGTATTCATAAATCTCTTGGTCATATTCAAACTCGATAAGCATATCGATGAGATGCTTAGCCTTTTCAAGATCAAGCCTGCCACCCTTCTTTTTATAGCGACAGACATATTTGACTACTCCAGCTTGGAGTGGATTGAGACGATTCACCCAACTGAAGAACATAGGCTGAATCTGCATGTCCTTATAGTGATCGCCACCAACTTGTCTATCCAATGCGCTTGGCATAAACTCTTCATATACGAAGTCTTTGTCGCCTTTCATTTGCTTGGCACCCAATTGAGGTAGGTTGAAGTACGTTCATCATAATCCAGTTTCCATACTGGAACTCCACAGTATTCCTCGCGCATAGGACACTTATTTGCCTTAACACAAGGAGCTTCCATCGGCCCGGCAAGCTCTAGCCCGAGCCTGTTTTTAACCAATTCGCGCATCTGGACAGCGACCTGCCTGTACTCCCATTGCGTTAGCACACAGAAGCGTTGCTGAAGCATATGGTAGAGCGATGCCAGATTGATATGCATGCTGATATCAGAGTGGATATTCAGAGGCAGAATTCCACGGGCGTCCTCCTGCTTCCATCCGCACTCCATCATCCTATCATATCGGTATTCGATCTCAAGCATAGCCTCATGGAAGGATGCCCTCTGTTTTTCTGATAGATTTGGAGGCATCGTATAGTGGCCAGCAGAGGCAAAGCCCTTCTTGAGCACCACGCGGAGGCTCTGTATTGAGTAGGTGGCCAGCCTGGTCCTAGTGAGCTGCTGCTGGAAAGCTCGACTGACGTTCTTGATTACGAACGTAATGTTGACGAATTCCAGAGCAGTTCTGTGGAATGCTTTTAGGCCAAAATCGACCAACTCTCCGGCATTAGCCAACTCTAGTGGATTTTCAGCGAAGTCATCGGCATGCCACGCGGAGACTGCTAGCCCTATGTTATAATATGGCCGTGGCGTATGCGAATACATGAACACCTTGGGTTGTTTGGTTTGAATGATCATGATTACCTCTTGAACGCTCTGTTTAAATAACCTACCGATAATTTCTTGGAGTTTTCATCGCAGATATCATCTAGGTTAAAATCTGGATCCCAAGTCGCATATCGGCCAGCGAAGTATATCTGGTATGCACAGAAGAAGCTATATGCCTCGGACATTTCTCCGCGTGGTGTGAACTTCCCTGGGCCTATAACAGCAGTAAATCTCTCCGAAAATGGCCTATTGATGCAATATTCATAATAAACTGAAGTGCCGTGAATATGCCTTCTGTAGAATGGAATCAGCTGATCTGAGAAATATTCCATGATTATGTCACCAGCCACACGTGGGCCAGCACACATCTGCTTCTTAATCACACCAACTGGATAAAATTGGATAAATATCCCAAAGTCGCCTGCGTGTTTCCCACACAGCTTTAGAAAATCGTGTAATGGTATTGTCGAGATTAAGCAGTCATACCTTATCTCGACATCCTTCTTTAGGTGTGTGACGTATCCGCGTGCCACTTTGTTGCTGTAGTCGATATTGCTGATCGTGACATTCCCATATACCTTTGATCCTTCTTGGATGAGCTTGTTGTCGATCTCAAAGACTTGCTCTTCAGATGAATCTGGAAATTTTAATTCCTTTTCAATTTTATACAGCTTGTGCGAATATTCCCTGCCGAAATCACCACCAGGAGAAGACCAACGTGTGGTAATCATACGCACAGGTTCTTCTTTACAGAACTCCGTTTTCTTGCGCATGACAATGACGTAATCATCATCGCTGAACTGGATATCAGAACCTTGGTCTACGATGAAGTTTTCGATACCTTCAGCATCTAGACGCTTTTGACAGATTAGCCCTGAATACCCAGCACCAAGGATTAGCGTATTGACCTTGAGTTTCACCTTACATATCCTCTAAACATGGGAACACCCCGACTAGCGGGGTGCTCAGGTGACATATGGCCCTGCTAGTCAGGGTAATCAGCAGCTTAGACGCCGATGATGGTGTTACACATCTGGCGAATACGCTGGTAGACCGACTCGTGCTTGACGACGTTGTCGCTGGAGAGCGGATGGGTCTTGATCAGCTGGCTCAGTTCCTCCCTGGTCATCCGCGGATTATGCTCCATGATGCGGAAGAACTCCATGCGGAACTTCCCGCGCTGGCCGTCGCCGCCAGCAGACTCAGGCTTCTTCCATGTGGTGACATTGTTGTCCTTCGCCCAGGCGCGGATAATGGCAGAGGCGTTGCGATCGCTGATGCCGGTGCCCTCGGCCTTGATGGCCTCCATCGCGTCGGTGAACCCAACCGCAGATGTGACATCATAGGTGCCGTTGTCTAGGATAGACTTGGTTAGGTCTTCCTTTTCCTCCTTGGACATCGCCAGACCAGCTTCGATCATGAAGTTGGTGTACAGCCGGGTGACGTTCTTGAAGGTCGCGCCAGCCTGGATCATGGCCAGCTTGATGGCATCTTCGTTCTGATCGGCATCCATTCCATCCTGCCAGGCCGTCTTGATCTTGGCCTCGGCAATCTCCTTTTCGGTCATCTTACGATCAGCTGTTTCGCCTTCACCAGCCTCGTCTTCCATCACGCTGTCGTTCTCGTTCTCGATGCCATTCTCGTCGGTCATGGTTGCCTCCTGGGCTTCTACGGGTTGATTGGTCTTGCGTCTTGCCATCTTTCTCACCTTCTGGTTTCAGAGTTACAAAGGCGGCGGTTCGGTCCGCCGGATCATTCTACTATACCGCGCCCCAAAAAGCTAATAGAATTTTTCTATGGGCGCGATAAGAGAATTTTATGCACCGAATTCCGCGTCAACCACTGTGGGATATTTGCCGCGTGTATCGATTTTGATTCGTTTAGGTACTTTCAGGTTCTTTGACTCATCAATTAGTTCGTTGACGTTCGTTGCCTCACCTCCGCGGAACTGGACCCAATGATCGGCCAGCTTCTTCGCATATCCTGTATGCTCTATACAGATATATTCATTGAAGTATCTAGTCCCACAGAAATATGATACTTTTACCATTTCTGGTTTATTATTTGAAGTATGCCTATTGTATACTGCTTCCTTGACATCATACCAGTCAATATCTTTCTTGGTTTTGATCACCTCTGCGTTGGTGGCACGGGTTCCGAGCTTGGTGCTTACTGGGAATTCATACCCACACCAAGGACACACTTTCGTTTTGATCGGCAGGATAGCATCGCATTGATCGCATATCCTAGTTAGTGGCTCACCTTTCTCGTCAGATTCACCCTTGACCTTTCTGCTTATGTGGATATCATTGATCGGACCAAGGCGCTCTGTGTTGCCTGCGAAGTCTAGAACCAAGCAGTAGGCTTTGCCTGGTGCAATACGCAATCCGCGCCCGATGGTCTGGACGTGAATAACAGGAGACTTAGTTGGCCTCAAGATTGCCACTAGATCAATCTCTGGATCATCAAATCCTGTTGTAAGCACATTCACATTAACCATGGCCTTGAAGGCACCATCGCGGTAGCTCTGGATAATGAAGTCACGGTCGAACTCCATTTTAGAGTGCACAACCATCGACGGCACTCCAAACTCAATCAGAGTCTCCGCGATGGACTCAGCGTGCTCTATGTCGATTGCGAAGATTAGCCACTTCTTTCGTTGGGCTCCATGCTTTATGATTTCTCGGCACGCAGACCTGGTAATCGACCTAATATTGACGTGCTCACTCAGATCCTTCTGATCGAAGTCACCTCCTTTGATTCTCACACCTTTGACGTCAAGCTCAGTTTCTGTGGCCTGTGTGCGCAGATTACACAGATAGCCATCTTCGATGAGCTTGACAAACTTATTTGAAGATGTAAGATCATAGACCAAGTCGTTGAAGATCGAATCTTTCTCGCCATAGATAAGCCCAGATCCCAGCCTGAACGGAGTTGCCGTTAGACCAAAGTATCTTGGTTTATCCAGGCCAGCAAAGAACTTACGATACATCGACTGATCTTTATCTGGAATGAGATGACACTCATCGATGATGATCAGGTTGAAATCTTTGAATAGCTCAGAATGACGATGAACTGATTGTATACCCGCCACCGTTACCTGACTAACCTGTCTCAAACCCATCCCTGCGGAGTTTATGCCAACCTCAAGGCCTGTGTGGGTAGTGATCGCCTTGTAGTTCTGAGAAAGTATCTCTTTGACGTGCGAGAGAATCAGAATCTTTGTGCCGGGCCACCTTGTTATGGATTTCTGTATAACGTCGGCAAGCACGACTGTTTTGCCGCTCCCAGTTGGGAGCGCCACTAGCGGGTGCTTACCAGGATTGTTGCGCATATAGCGGAAAACTATGTCTGCTATTGGCACCTGATACGGCCGCAGCTCGAACATCACATCCTCCCTAGAATAAACCCTGCTAGAAAATAAGCAAGGGTTTCATGTGTCTCTGGTATTTCTTCAAGACAGATGTCATCTATTGCTTTCACTTTCTCTTCGCCAACTAGAGCAATTAGTTTGTCTCTTTCTTGATCATTTGTAAGCCATGCTGGCTTCTTATTCATCATCTGCCTCAAATTTATTTATGTAGCGTTGGAGATTCTTGGTGACCTCCGGGTCAAGATAGATGGCGCTTTCTGTGTTATCATGCGATCCAGTTGTAAGCACCAAGTGCCACCCATCATAGTGGATATACACACCATCACCCAAGTACTTTGTGTTGGGATCTTGGCCGAGATCTGGGATGGGCTTACGGTTGTTCATCATTCCACCTCGAATGCATTTTTGTCAAGAGCGTAGTATTCACACCCTTTGCGCTGCTCTTCTTCGCTCAGCACAGTATAGTGATACGAGCAGTTCCACTTTCCACCCATCGATAGCACAGCATTTACGCATGTGCGGCAGTTCTTTTCAATTGGGTGCCCGTTATGACATATGATAGAAGCGTAGCACATTTTACAGTCCAGCCACGTCTTATCACCAATCTTCCGCGGGGCTGACTCGGCAGAGAGAACAGAAAATCCGATGCGCTTGTAATCATCGAAATTTTCCTTGTCGAACTCATAACGCTGGTAGTTGCGTTCTTCCGTGTCCTTGTTGGTCACCACGAATAGGCAACGCGTCAGCTTCATGTAGCCCATATATTGGTTCATCTGCGCATAATACGTTGGGTTCGTGGCGCGGAGCCCCTTCTTAATGTACTCAGAATAGCGAGATGCCTTCATCGTCTTGATCTCAAGAAGATGTGGTGTCTTCTCCGCACCAGGAACCTTCTCGACGACACCATCAATATGCCCAAAGATGTGTCCAGTGTCGTCGAACACCTCGAACTGAATGCTGTGTATTTCCATACCTGCTTGGTATATATCAGTAGTGACTCGATCTTCTTCAAGATCACCACGCTCAAAGATTCTCATCTGGCGCTTGGAGATAAACTCTTTGTAAGCCCAATGGAAATCATACCAGAGTTTACGCGGGCATTTGGCTCCTATCTGCGACATGCCTAGATATGGCCTGTGCTTATTTTCAATAAGCCCCTCTTCAATGACAGCTTGGACAAGATTCTGAATAGGTATGGTGGCCATTACTCTGATTCCTCTTCATTGAAGGTATTTGGGCTGACGATCTTGATGACATCCCAGATCATCTTTTCGCTCTTTACGAATGATGTGCCCTTGTAGATGCGATAGATACTACCACCGTTGATGTTATCCCTCTTGTAGAACACGTTGTATCCATTTTTGGAGTAGTATGGGTGACCGTCATCACCACGCTCAAATGTTCCACCTCCAATATGGCGTTGGAGTTTAGTGAGGTTCGTTGGTAGATCAAACCTTGGCATTTTATTCTCCTGTTGGTGGCACATCCTTGTGCCTGTTGTGCCGTTGGTTGTTAGAACGGGTTGCTGTCTTCGTCAGCAGCCTTCGTGCGAGTCTGATCGTCAATCTCATCAGCATTGCAGTAGCCCTTAATCTCATTCTTTGCAGGCCACTGTGCCGTCTCGGGCTTGACGCCCAGCTTGACGCCAATCGGGATTCCATGGAGTTCCGCGGAGTCCTCGATGGTGTCGAGTCCGCAAGCCCGGCACAGCGTGGCCAGCTCCTTCTCAGCGATCTCGACAGCGGTTTGGTTCGGGTTAACCAGATTGAGGTTTGCGAACACGAAGCGACCCTTGTATTCACCGTCGATGATCTTGAGCTGGAGAGACAGGTACTTGCCGTTGCCTGCCTTCGTGGTCTTCAGCTCAGACTTCACCACCTCTGCCTCATACCAGCCAGCCGGCATGACGTCAAAGCCCATCGAGCCTTTGCCCTCGGTCTGGAACACACTTGGAAGCATTGCCATTTCAGATACCTCTGATTTTGTCGAAGATTACGGTCAGGTCGGGCTGCTCTTCTTCTCCGAGCATCCCACTTCGGTCTTTCCCTATATACTTCCTGTCAGCATATGTCTGGAGGTACCGCTCGTCCTTTCGGCCCAGACGCATGCAAAATACCTCGTCCACTAGGTATGGAAGGTTGAACGGAAGAACCCTACCAGGCAGGTAAGGCTCATATCTGGATGTCCCTCCTTCTTCATCCTCGATTCGTTTCTGCTTCGCAATGAAGACGACATCATAATTGGGGAGATCCCTGAATCTGCGGATCATAGTCCCAACTGACTCTGCCATCTTCATATATGCTTGGCGATTGTCGATCTTGCCAGTCTCCGATTCATCAATCAGCTGGCGTTTGAACTGGACCAGCAGTACCTCAGTCAGCTCGCTGATGCTGTCGATACATATCGTTTGGTACTTCGCCGCCTCCGCGGATTTTGTCAGGAATTTGTAAATCTCTCCGACATCATCAACAGTTTTGGCTTGTACGAAGTCCACACTCTTGCGGCTAAGGGACAGCAATCCCTTCTCCGCGGAGATTATGAGTGGTGATGGGGCGGTGGAGCACAAGACGGTCTTACCTACACCAGAATCCCCATACACCACACACTTGATCCCCTCGACGTGGATATTGCTCGTCGTTTGGATCTCAACTGCCATTATCCGAACTCGACTTCAAGCTGTGGCATCGCATCCTTGACGGTGACCATTTCATTGAACTTGTCCAAGTCAACGTCGAAGTCACCGTTGCCGATCTTTTTGTATACTCCGAGGTAGATGCCGAACTTGATATTCAACATCGCCTCTTCATCTTGAGTGAAAAGGCCAGCGTCGTATCTCCTACGTGCTTCCTTCTGGTCGAGAGAGTAGTCCAGCACACGAACGGCCTTGACTCGACAATGGTCAAGGACGAACTTGTGGACTCCTGCCTCCTTGCCTTCGAGCAGACGAAGGCAGATGTCGCGTCGCATCGTAGCTTCCTCTTCCTTGAGCTTCTTCATCGTGTTGCTCAAGACCTCCCAGGCCATGAGTTCTTCAGGAGTTACAGGTTTCATGATTATCCTCTTAGTTGTACGGCTAGTTGTATTAGGCAGACGCCTGTCTCTTCTAGTTTTTGGGCAGAATCCAGTCTGGCTCTTTTTTGAGTATCCGCAGCTACAATTTTCTTCCAGTTTTTCATTTTGGGAACACCACCTTCAAAGCACACCTTGCATTTGTTAGCATAACGGGGATACTCACTAAGTGGCTTTACTTCTCCACATGCTGCGCACATGTGACTAACTTCTTGCACTATAGGTTTCATTTGCGATAGATCTCTTGGTTAATTAGATGCCGAAGATGCGATCCTGACACTTCTGGCACATACCAGAAATGCTGTACTCTTTCTGAGACAGCTCGTTTTGATCATTCATGCCTTTTCTCCTTTTATAGCCAGTTAGGCTTATCATTAGACTTTCTGTATATCACAAAATTCTCGTTCACACGACGCTTCGTAGTCGTTGTCTCCACAACTACTGCAAACTTAACATTTGGAAATCGACGAAGCAGGTCGGTATAGACATACTCCATCATTTGATCGGGGAGGGAAAGGTTCGGGGCTTTAGGCACGTACTCATCGCGCCACTGGCTCTCGAAGACGGATATGCCATCATCACTTTCAACCTCCTCAAGGAGGATGCGAACACGATAGTGCCCACGCACCGTAGTTCCAGAGAATTTATAATCGTCACTTTTCACAACACACCCCAGTGAAGTTTCCGGCGATTTCCAAAAGCCGATGACCTCCCTAGGGACTATTATCCTACGGGCCGGGTGCGAAGTCTAATCGAATTTTTCTATAAGGCTATAAAAAAATTTTATTAGACGGGGGCTGGTGGAAGTAGTATAATGCATCTTAAGGTATGGGCTTCCGCGAGTTGTGGCGGCTCTGCTGAGTTGGGCTTAGGTCCGGCGCTCGTTGCGAAGCATCCCCACTTCGTGACGGGCGCTTTTTGCTTTGGGGAATAGGAAATATCATAATGACAACGTCGTTGAATGCCGCACAAGATTCCGCGGGTGGGGATGATATGATGGTGCTAGAGTGGAATGAAGATACTGAATCATTCTTGAAATATTTTGAAGGGAATACAATCTTCATATCGATGAGTGACACCAAGGATGATAAGCCTTGGCATTTCCATGATGGCTTTATGGCTTGTGTAGAAACTCTTGAGTTCAAGCAAAAAGAGGGCTGGGGAGCATTCTTTACAGTTAATGAGTTAGATAGAGAGAAAGATCCAACAAGACATAGAACTCTTAAGATGTGGATAAGATCACGGGCACTCTTCATGGATGATGATACTCCGCGTGATGCGCCACGGATGGAGTGGCCAATAGCACCTAGCGTTATTGTCGAGTCAAGCAAAGATGAACGTGGAAGTAAGTTTCATTATTATTGGATTATGGATCAGTCTAGTGTGGTGTGGGATGAAGTTGAAAGGGACATCTGGCAGAGAATTCAGATAGGGTTATGCGAAAGCGCTGATGGAGATATGAGTGCACGAGACTTGGCCAGGTATTTGAGGCTACCTGGATCGAAGCATTGCAAAAAGTTTATTGCTAATAAAGATGGTGATGGCAAGAGTAATTTTGATGAGCTGTGGACTGTAAGATGGGCAGAGGTGAGTGGTAAGGCATATGATTGGGAGCTGCTCAAGAAAGTTATGCCAATAGCAGATGTGGAAAGCGTGCGGCGTTCCCGCGGAGGCTCTGGTGTTGGTATGAATAAGATTGGAGGAAAGACCAATGATCAGATGATAGCAGAAATAATGAGTGGTCGTGACTATCATGGCGATCTGCTTAATCTAGCATATCAATTCAAGCAAGATGGAATGAATGATTCGGCAAACATAGCAGCACTAAGAGGATTTATGAATGCAGTACCAGCGGATCTTAAGGATGGAAGATGGCAAGAAAGATATGATGATATTCCGCGTGTGGTGGCTGGTGCTGAAAAGATTGATAGGTATGCTTTTGATTATGGCCAAGGGCTAAATAAGGAGGAAATGGCTGAGATTTCATTTAAGATAACTACAGAAGAAGAGCTGCGTCGTGCTCCTGGAGATATACCATGGCCACCAGGAGATCTTGGTGGGCTAGCAGGTGATGCGTATGACTTTGCTCATTATCAATACAAAGAGCTAGCAGTCATAACTGTTGTTGGTCTAATAGCGGGCATAGCAGGCAGAAAGTTTAACATTAGCGATACTGGGCTGAATGTCCACTTGACAGTTATTATGCATACTGGTGCTGGAAAGGATTCCATAGGCAAGTTCATTAGGAGCACACTAATGTCTCTTAATGAAACTGGTAATAGTTCCTCCTTCGTTGGGCCTTTGCGTTTCACTGGTCCTAAATCAATTGGTGAGACATTGAAATCGCAGAGATCTATGGTGTGCGTATTCACTGAAGCAGGGTTGCTAATGAGCAGCAAAGCTGGTGATATGATGGGCCTTAGTAGAATCTTGCTATCACTTTATACCTGTAGTGGGAAGAATGATTGGAGTGGGAAAGAGGCATATAGTAATGCTGATGATAGTATTGGAAGCATGCGAGCCCCAGCATTAACAATTATCAATGAGGCCACGCCACAGACGTTACATGCGGCATTCAAAGAACATGGCGCACTGGAGCGTGGAGATTTGCCAAGGCAAAGCATATACAGAGTGGATAGGGATAAGCCATTACCAAATGATAATAGAAGGCCAGAAGTTGGTGATTACCATAAGCAAAGATTGATGATGCTAATCAACAAATGTGCTCCCGCGCAGGCGGCTGATAATCCTCATGCTTATGACTTAAAATTCAATGATGATATATTGGAAGACGTGAAGAGCTTTGAGAAGCGAATGGTTAAGATGGAGAATGAGCTTCGAGAAATAGATAACGTTAAGAGCATTATGTTAAGTCGGGCACCAATTAAAGCAAAGAAATTTGCTGCTATTGCGACTGTATATAACAAAAGGCAAGATCACATAAACAGTAGAGGTGAGCGAGATGCATTAGTGATAGATAGGCCTGAGTGGGAATGGGCCAAGGCTATGATTGAATATGAAATCAATGGTGTTGGCAACTTCTTTGCCGGTAGTTCGCATGGCGGCAACCCAACTATGGAGATCATTGGGAAGATTGTGGCGCCTGCTATAGTGAAGCTTCTCCGCGGGGACTATGCGAGCGTGGTGAATAATAAGGATCTAGATAGTGGGTCTAAAGCAAGAAGTGAAGGCAAGTTTTTGGCTGTGGCTATTAGACAGGTTCTTAAGAAGAATAAAGAGCTAAACGCACTCGATGATAACCCACAGCAAAGAAATGGGAGAATTGTGAAAGGCATTGATAAGATATTACAATTAATGATGGACCTTGATTATATTAGGCAGGTCGAGCAAAGACCGCTTACATACCAAGTAACCCGCGGATTCGCGAGCATATATGAGCCTGATATAAAGGCAAAGTAAGGTGATATGATGAGCATGAGATTCGATGATCTAAGGTATATGATTGATGACTTCTATGATAATTGGAAGAATCCAACTGGATTTAAGGATGGCATGGTTAATGAACAGCCAGCTAAGGCCATAATTAATGGCAAAGTATATGATATACGAGCGTGTCGATATGGGAAAGATGGACGTTTATACATGGAAGTGGAATATCCAGATATAGATGAAATTATCTCCAGTGGGTCCTAGGAAAATAGGGGCTAGGAAAAGGGGCCTTAGAAATCAAGGGGTTACGTGGGTCCTAGGAAGCCCCGACTAGAAGAAAATCCTTATTTATCAAGAGCTTAGGCGATTTTAGGAAACTAGGACGGAAAGGGCGCGAGAGCGGCCCCCCGACCGGAAGTGCGCGCCATTCATACACTTCGTGGGAAGGTGCGCATGGGAAGCCAGTTTTTATTTTCCTTTTTCCTATATCTCTCTAAAGTATTGATAAATAAGAAGAAATACCTAGGCCGAGCTTAGGAAAACCTAGGAAACTAGGACGACTTTTGGAGATAAATGATGGACGATAGTGTCGTATTGTATTTACCATTCCCACCTACTGTGAATAGCTATTACGCAGTAGTGTCACGCGCAGCCGCACGCGGAGTTAGGAGAATATCAAGAAGGGGCCGCGAGTTTTCTAGTGCAGTAGAGGAATCCCTTTCCGAGCAGTTGCCTATGGGTCTGCCCGTAAGTATGTTCCCAAACCCTTCAGAGCCAAAGCTTTACGTTGATGTGGTGCTTTATCCACCGGACCACCGCCCGCGGGATTTGGACAATTACATGAAAGCCCTGCTGGATGCGTGTACCAAAGCTGGGCTGTGGGTCGATGATCAATACATTGACCAGCTAGAGATTAAGCGTGGTGTAGTCATCCCGCCACGCGGAGCATCGAGGCTGGAGATTACACTGGCCGGTCCAATCATGCCCTGGATTGGCAATTAATGATTTCGTGTCGACTGTATTTGTCATTCGGTGTGTGTGACACACACATCTGCTGTGCGCCACGCACAAATGGATGGGCCCCATCACTGGGGCCCTGGGTCTAGCTGCGATGGTATCCGATGATGGATCCGTCTAGTGCTCTGATTGGGATCCAGTTCTTCATCGTCAGTCTCTGATCAGCTCAATGATCCTTGCTTCGTTGACCCTGGTGATGAAGTCATCCATTTCACGTTCTGCCGAGCGACTGGACAGCCCAATGGCTTCCAGATAGGTTCCGACTGTATCGCCTGGGAAATTGATGACGCGCATCTTGTTGCCTGGCTCGATGTGGACGCCATCATCAGTCGTGTGGACTTCGTATCCAGCCCGGCACCAGTAGCAGTGGAGGAGTGAGCAGGGGGGCTGGAAGTTTTAACCGTTTCACTTTTGCAGACATTGAAAAAATTGAAAAGGAAGCGGTACTGATCAGAGGAGTATCGCCAATTGTCCGGACCGGCGGACAGGTAATTGGCGGCGGTAATAACTGGAGCACCGGAATTTATGGAGTTTCGGAAGATTATTTTGAAATCCGGAACTGGGAGCTTGAATACGGTGAATTTTTTAGCGACCGTGATGTGAAAACCAGCAATAAAGTTGCCTTGCTTGGAAAGACCGTTGCCAATCAATTATTCATCGACTTTCGAGCGACCATTCCCTCATTGCCAAGAAGTCCGAAGTTTTCCGAGTCACAACGAAGCCAGAAAGCGAAGTGCCTTGAGTCCCGGTAGAAAAAGTATGCACCGCCACGAACCGTCGTGAATGCCGGCAGGCC